CTCGTGTTGCCGCAATGCCTGAGGGGAAGTACCGCAACGCTTGGATAGGTGATGATGGTACCTTCGAGAGTTCCCCCATGAAGACGGCCCTGTTGGACACCGCGTCCCAGACCCTGTTCATGATGGGTGGTCCCAGAGCGGCAGGGGGTGCGGCACGTGCTTCGGGAAAGGCGTGGTCGTTCCTGATCGACCCCAGCCGGAACTCCATACTGGTGATGCCTGACGCTGTACGTGGTCCTCTTGAAGAAAAGCACGGGTCCTTCAAGGACAGGGATAACCGGCAGGCTGCGTCCGACGACCTTTTGGGGCAATATGTCGGGGTGCTGGACAGCAAGAAGGAGACGGAGGCTGAGGTTGATTACTGGCGTTCTGTTGCTGAAGACGAGGGCAGGACCGAGAACGCGAGGACTGCGGCCTCTGGTGTTGCCAGCAGGTTGGAGGGCGGCGACTTCAACGCCACGGGGGTTGGCAAGGAGTTGCTCGAGATCATCTCGGAGAGGATGTCCAAGAGGGATGAGTCCACCAGCACCTCGGACGCCCCTGTGATCCCAGCCCCAGAGGCTGCGCAGGAGCGGAAGGTCGAAGTTCCTCAGGCCATACTCCAGCAGGACCCCAACGCACAGATAGTCGACCCGTTGGACATGTCGCCAAAAGACGATTCTGACGACACGTTAGTCAGGATGCTCTCCGTTGTCAGGGAGCTTGGCAGGGAGACTCGAGGCGGTCGAGATGTCAGGTTCGTGCAGACATCGGACCCAAACGTGAAGGGTGTCTACTCTGGCGATGGGATCTTCGTGACGATCCCCAAGGTCCAGAAGTACATGAAGGACGGAGTCTTGGACGGGGAGGGACTCCGGAAGGCTTTGACGGGCACCTTTGCCCACGAGTACACCCATGACTTGAAGTCCAAGGCACCGGAGGCTTGGGACCGCCTGTACGACGCACTTTCCAAGGTCAGCAAGTACGCGAAGCTTCTCAAAAAGGGCAGGGACAACTTCCTGACCCAGTTCGAGAAGTCTGCTGGGCTGGACGTAGACCCGTACTCCAACTACCGAGCAGAGGGTGGCGAAACGGCACTGGAGGAACTGGCGAAAGAGGAGTCCCTCGCGTACCTGATGGACAGTTCCTTCATCACGACTGGCCTTGTTTCAAAGATCGCCAAGACTGACAGCAACGCATTCGAGATGCTTCGTGACTGGCTCAGGCGTATCCGCAACTCCCTGTTCGGAGACAAGCTGTACAAGGGAATGGTGGGGGTGTTCAACGAGGTGTCGGGCGACATGGGAATCCAGCCCATTGCCGTCAGGCCGATCACCGAGTCTGTGCCCGACAAGCCGAAAAAGAAGAAGGCCAAGAAGCCGACCAAGAGGAGCAGGAAGCACTCACTTAGCAAGGGCCTTCCTGAGTGGGCTGAGGGTCCTGTGGCTGACCTTGAGAAGCGTGGAAGCAAGGTTACCCAGAAGAACTACGCATCCCCTTCTGTGGTCGTGGTGACGGTCAGGACCAAGGCTGGCAACACCCAGATCGTGACCATTCGTCGCAACGGGATGAAGAACGTACAGAAGGCCACCAGCGAGAACTACAACGCCAAGATGGATGACGCTGTCGATGACGCGATGACCATCGAGTCGTACAGCGAGGATCCGGAACCCGCCCCAGAGAGGCCCACCACCCCAACCGATCAACTCAACGAAGACATCGGAAAACAGTACTCGGGACTTCGGGAAGGTCTGTCGGATGAGGACGTGGAGATCGAATCAACAGACATTGATGCGTTCTATGGTCTGCTGGAGTCTGTGGGCAGCAGGGATGAGAACGGGGAGTACTTGGGCGAGGCCGACGTATCGGACATAGACACCACCTCTCTGAGGGAGCGGGGTCTTGTTTACGTGGATGAGGATGGCCGGTTCCGCTTGACGAGTCTTGGTATGCGGGTCATGGCTTGGGAGGGACCCGACGAGGTTGGCAGGATTAGTGAGAACGAGCCAGACGAACTGGACCAATGGCTTATTGATCATGGGCTTTCTGAGGATGATCGCTTTTCTCTGGCAATAGAGGGCCTAGACGACAAAGACACCGACCTCATGGAGTTGGCGATCCTTACGGCAGACATCGCACTTACCGCCTCCCCGTACACCGGCAGGGCTTTCGATCTGATTGACGAGGTGTGGGAAGGGGACATCGAGGGCGAGATCACAGGGTGGCTCAGGAAGAACAAGCCTGACGCACTCAAGAACGTGGTGGAGACGGTTTGGAACGAACACCACGAGGGCATGCTCAAGTCGTACGGAGGGAACCTGTCCCGCTTTGTGCCCCTTGTCAGGAAGAGGATGATAACAGGCCGTCACGTATCCACAGACAGGGCCGAAATGAACCTGCTGAGGCGGGCCAAGGCTGTAGTGCCTCACCCGAACGAGTACCGCCAACTGGGGGATAGCTCCGAGAGAATGTCAATCAAGGTTCACGACTTGGACCTTCCTGACGAATACTACGACGAGACATCAAAGCATCACGTTGACGAGAGAACACGGGCGGCGGTGGACAAGGTGCGGGCCTATGCCCACATCAAGACGCCAGCGGAGATCCGGACCCACATCCAAGACGAGGCTCATGGTCAGGCTCAGTTCAACAGAGACCCACTGGCCGCGATCAAGTACCTGATCGAGAAGGGGTTCAGTGGAGAGATATTCACCTCTCGAGACTGGGTTATGGCATCCGAGGGACACGCCTTCATCCTCAAGAAGATGGATGCCGGTGGGCTTACGGCTGCGGAGTACGACGACCTGACACAAAAGATGATCTGGCTCGCACAGTACTCTGACGAGGCGGGGTCTGAGTGGGGCCGTGCTGGGTCGATGATGCGGGACAGGGTGGAGACTGTCAGGGAGAGAAGCCGACGAGCAATTGACAAGGCTATCTTTTCCAAGTCAGAAAACATCCGTCGCAAGCTGGCCTACTGGCAGAGCAAACTGATGGGCGGTCTACACCCTGATGCGAAGAAGCGAGTGGCAGAGGTTCGTCAGGAGTGGATGGAGGAGTCGAAGGCCACCATGGACCGGCTCAGGGCCAAGGGGTGGGACCTCGACCAGTTGGACAAGTACATGGGCAGCAGGGAGGCTGTCGAAGCGTTTGTCTACGAGGTGCTGAAGGACAAGGGGGCTGTAGGGACCGCCTCGCACATTGCCTATGAGATGTTCATCAACTTCATCCTGTCTGGCCCGCTGACCCACATGGCCAACGTGGTCAGCAACACCGCGTTCATTACTTACGAGATGATCCCCAAGAGGATTGTCCACTCCGTTATGAACGAGCTTTCTCTGGCGGTGGGGCTTGGGGACAAGATGGCCCCCAGAATCGGGGAGCTACCCCACCTGTACAAGCATATGGCAATAGGTTTCTATGAGGGTGCCAAGCACTTCTGGAGATCCTACGTCACGGAGGAGGAGTCCTTTGAGAGGATGCTGGGTCTGGAGCGTGGCAGGACGAAGTTTGAGACCCACCGCCGCCACATCAAGGGACCCGCAGGGAGGATCATCAGGGGTGTTGGCACAACATTCCTGACGGCGATGGACTCGTGGGCCAAGAGTGTCAATGCGTACGGCGAGGTGGCGGCACTCGCATACAGGGACGCCAAGCACAACGGGCTTGTGGACGATCAGGTCGGCAAGTTTCTTGACGAGGTAATGCTGGACAAGACTCACAGGCTGTGGGGCGAGGCACTGACCATCGCTAGGGACAGGGTCTTCCAAGGAGAGCCTTCTCCTCTTGCCAAGGGAGCCTTGCACATACGAAGGACAGTGCCGGGGGCCAAGTGGTTTCTGCCGTTCATCCTCACTCCAGACAACCTTCTAAGAAAGGGTGTGGCGTATTCCCCGTTTGGGACTATCCCGTTGGGCAAGGGTGTGTACAACGGCTTCAAGTCTGGCGACTGGTCTGGGGTTGGCGAGAGGACTGTCCAGCAACTGTTCGCGTACGCCTTTGTTGCCGCACTGATGGGTGACGACGAGGATGATCCATTCATAACGGGCACGACACCCGACCAGCCCAAGGAGTGGTCGGCTGAGAAGCGTTCGAGGACTATCCCACCCCTGTCCATCAAGGTGGGGGATGGTTACATCTCGTACGCTAGGTTCGAGCCGTTTTCTACGTGGATCGCCCTGACGAAGGATGTCACGGTTGCCATCAAGAAGGGCGACTTTGACTTTGCCAGAGAGAAGCTGGGCGAGTCGGTTATCGAGATGATGAAAGATAAGCCGATGATGCGAGTGGTGTCGGATGTGGGCTACCTGATCCGGAGTCCCGGCAAAGCATCAGCGAGGATAGCTGGGGGGTTCATCACATCGGCGTCCCCCAACCTCTACAAGCAGATAGTGCGTGCCAGCAGGGACCACGCGAAAGAGAGAAGGACTTGGGGTGACGAAGACCGGTTCGTGATGTGGGGCAAGAACCTTCTCCGGAAAGCCGAGATACCCATCTTCGAGGATTACGACAAGTTCGACCAGTACGGCGAAAAAATCCCCGAAAACTACAACCCCACCTCTGGCACAAAGGCCAGCTTCTGGTATAAGCTCCTTGTTCCGGCCAAGGGAAAGCACGTCCACGAGGGTGTTGCGGACAAGGTGCTCCGGAGATGGAACGAGCAGAACCCCGAGGATCGAAAGGGGATCAGGGAGCCAGACCCATGGTTCAGGGAGAAGGGCGAGGATGTCTACCTGACGAAGGAGGAATACTCTGAGTACACGGAACTCACGGGGAAGATATTCAAGGGGCTGGCAGATTCAGAGGCCGTGGATATTGAAAACCCCAAAGCGGGGGACATTGAATCCCTTTGGGAGAACAACTGGAACGCATCCAAGGCGGCGTCGGAGAAGATCCTGAAGAAGAAATGGTCCGGACTGCCCTACAAGGACGACGCCAAGGCGATCTCTCAGAAGATATACGAGAACAACATAAACAAGAGGATAACAATCCTAGCCAGACCCAACCCCTCACTTAGGAACCAAGACAGTGATGTGAAGGGTTACACCATGGGGAAGAGGAAAGAGGCACTTGATGCCGAGATGAAGGAGTTGATTGAGACCAAGCAGGAGGCTGCTGAGTTTCTCGTGCGTCAGGGCTACACAGACAAGAACTTCCCAAAGCTGACTAGGCGGAAGAGTACCGTGTCGTGGCACAGGGCCATCAGGTCATTCAAGAACTTTTCTGGGGGTGTTACCGGTGAACGGAAGCGAGATGTTCCACCAAGAGTTAGAGGGACTAGGAAAGCTTCATGATTCGAAGCAGGCTGATTACGGGAGGCCGAACGACCCGTTTGCAAACGTGAGGGCATCGGAGGAGTTTGGGATAGACCCATGGATCGGTTGCATGATTCGTGCAAACGACAAGATGCGTCGCATCCAAACCCACGCCAAGGGCAACTCTCTCAAGCACGAGAGTGTGGAGGACAGCTTCAGGGACTTGGCTGTGTACTCGCTAATTGCCCTGTGTTTGTACAGGGAGCAGCATGGAATCACCAGCTAAAGGCCTAGCTGCCCAGAAGAAAACCTAGGCCCATTGAGTGTCCGGTAAAGCTCATACTCGTCCCTGACTCCGCAGAACGAGTCGAGTATGTCGCACACGTCCTCCAATTCCAGCGGCCCGTCATCTGTTGACCATTCGTACAGGATGTCCACGAGTCTGCTGTCATTGAGGTCCAGTGGGCCATGAGAGTCCCAAACCCTGATGATGTAGGTGTGCCCCTTTGTGTGGCACTCAACCTCGAAAAGCGTCCTTTTCATAATGACGCCTGTTTTCCCATTGACGGCAACGCCAGCTGATGCCCATGATAGCACGTCACTAAAAGGGGGAGTCGGATGTACGCTTATCTGCGGGATGCCTACGCCGTCATCGACGAGATGGCCGCGAGCGACGAACTGGTGGCAACCCAGTGCCGTGCCCTGATAACCGGATACGCAGCAGAGTACACCAGTGCCAACTCAACATTCGAGGTCGTTGAGATTGAGAAGGTGTACACTGCCCCTCTGAGAAACCTCAAGCCAAATGGGCGAATCAGCAGGAAGTGGACCCTTGCTGGGAAGATCGACAAGCTGGTCAAGGTGGACGGCCAGCACTTCCTTGTTGACCACAAGACCACATCCCTGTCGATAGAGGACCCTGACAGCAATTACTGGAAGAGCCTCAGGATCGACAGCCAGCCCCGCCACTACGAGATCCTGATGTACTCCAACGGAGTACCCCTCAGGGGAATCATTTGGGACGTGGTGAAGAAGCCCACAACGAAGCCCATCAAGATCAGCAACGCTGTACGGTCCAACACGAGGACGACTGGACACTACTTGGGTGAGCCGGTATCGGATGAGACCGTGGAAGACCTGCTGGACATCGAGAGGGAAAACATGGAGATGTATCAGATACGTCTCCTGAAGGGGATCCTCGAGGGCAGAGACAAGTACTTCAAGCGGAAGAGCATTGCCCTGACGACTGACGAGCTTGAGCAGTACAACAACTCGTTGTGGCAAGTGTCCGAGGATATGACCTCCACAATGAAGAGGTCGGAGAAGACGGGGATCACTCCGTACAACCCCTCGGGCTGCATGATGTACAACACCCCCTGTCAGTACTTGGGCATCTGCTCACATCATGACGAGACGGGGAGTGCGAACTGGCAGCACGCACTGGATGTCCACCCAGAGCTTGAGGGTGAGGCGTCCCCATACGGCGACAGGGAGTTACTGACAAACAGCAGGGCGAAGTGTTTTCAGCTTTGCCCAACGAAGCATCACTACCGGTACGTGCTGGGCTTGGAGCGTGTACGCGAAGAAATCAAGCCCGCACTTTTCTTTGGAAACGTCTGGCACGCTGCAATGGATGCGTGGTGGGCGGCAGTCTCTGGATACGAAAGGGGAGACAATGACAGTGGAAACTAAAGCGAAGGGGGCCAAGGTTGTGGATACCAAGGTCAAGACAAACTGGCTGAAAAGCATCCGAAAGGATGTGGAGAGGAGGCCACCCTCGATGGTGATTGTTGGTCCTGCTGGTGTGGGCAAGTCCTCACTGGCTGGCAACATTCCAAAGAGTGTGGTCATGCCCTTTGGGCAAGAGGATACTTGGGGTCTTCTCAAGGGCAGCGGTGCTGTTCCGGAAGACCTGCCAGTACTCCCTCCGGCCAGAACCTTCAGCGACATGATGGGGATGATCGAGGAGTTGACCACAGAGGATCATGAGTACAAGGCACTCGTGATCGACACTATCTCATGTGCGGAGAGACTCTGCCATGAGCATGTGTGCAACAGGGAGTTCAGCGGTGACTGGTCCGAGAGAGGGTTCTTGGGCTTCAACCGTGGCTACGAGGTGTCCTTGTCTGACTGGCGTGAGTACATAAACGCCGTGGACAGACTCAGGGACGAAAAAGGGATGATGGTAGTGCTTCTTGGTCACACCAAGATCACTCAATACCGCAACCCTGTTGGTGCAGACTATGATCGGTTCACGGTCGACCTGCACCACAAGACGTGGTCTCTGACGCACCGCTGGTGCGACGCGGTCCTTTTCTTCAACTACTGGATCGAAGTGGACGAGAGCGGCCTCAGGGCCAAGGGGAAGGGTGGCCACTCGCGTGTCATCCACACCCAGCACTCGGCTGCATTCGACGCGAAGAACCGCTTTGGTTTGGAAGCGGAGATTGAGGGTGGGGACAGTGGTGCAGAGGCTTGGCAGAATCTCAAGGATGCTATTGTGGAGGCAAGGAGCTAATGGCTGGATACGACGAAGGAAGATATGACTGCACCGTGATGGGTCAGGGTTTCGGCGTTGCCGGTAAAAACCAAACCCAGTACTTCGGTATCGAGGTGCTTCCCCACAAGAGGTACATGTCCAGTGGGGAGGAGTTTGTCGTTGATGCGAAGTTCACCCGAACTGTGAAGCTGTGGATGAACAGCGAGGGGAACGTCGAACGATCCGCTGCAAGGCTGAAGACCTTGGGGTGGGACGGCAAGTTCAAGGACCTAGAGCCGGGGGGGTCCTGCGACCTGACCGGACTGACGGTCACACTGGAGAACAGCCACAGGGAGAGTCCTGACGGCAAGATGTGGGACGATTTCGACTTCCCCTATGACGGGCCGGTCGAGACGACCATCTCCAATGACAACAGTATCGCGGCGAAGCTTGACAGGATGTACAAGCCGAACGCGAAAAAGGCCAAGGCGGAAACCGTTGACGAAGAGGTTCCGTTCTAAACGTCCCTCCTTTCGTGGGATGGGGGAGTAGTGACCCCCAGTCGTTACCGTGTCCACGGTCACCAGCCCGTTCAAGTCGGGCGTAGCGACTTTAGCCAAGGATGGCGTAATGGGGCATGGAGGCCCCGTGGTGTACAACATTGTGGCAACCATGCAGGAAACTCGAGGCTGTAAAACTATGAGGGCGTTTCAGCTTCACCGCCTTTGTGCCTGTGTGGGTCTGTTACCCGACCTGTCTCGCAAACAGGATGCTGGGGCCGTGCAAATCGAGGCAATGTCTGGCCGACATCCTCGGGGGACACAAGCTACCTGCACGTAGCCAGCAGACAGACGCTGTTACGATATGGGGGATAGGTAAGTGTCCCCGATAGGCCGCGTTGTGCAATGACTATCAGGAAGTGCCCTGACTGTGGAAAGCATCCGGACATCAAGGAAAACTACATGGCTGCTGGGGGGCATCTGGTCAGCGGGGTCATGTGCGAGCAGTGTGACCTCGTGGCATTCCACTTCACCACTCAGAGCGGGATAGACCTGTGGAATCGGATGTGTGAGGATTGGGAGAAAAACGGAGGGACCGAGTGATGGATAGCCGACTGAAGACCTGCCAACGGCTCCGTGATGTCGTTATGGCATACGAGACGTGTGACTCGCTGGGTGCGGTGCATTGCACGTGTGTTCCGCTGCTCCGCGAAGAGATCAAGCGGCTGAGGAATGACCGCCCCGGCGAGTGGGTGAGCGTGGAGGACCGCACGCCGAATGACGGAGCCTTGGTTCTCGTGGCCGACCAATATGGCCGAGTGCTGGCGTCCTCTTACAACGACGATTTCGCCGGGGAGTGGTTCTTTGAGCAGGGACCGGCCCATAGAGACCACTTCACCCACTGGCGACCACTACCGGAGGGGCCGAGCGATGAGTGAGCCAAGCCCCTTGGGGAAAACGATTACTTCTCCTCACGACACTGAGTTGGTGTGGGCACACTTGAGCAACGTGATTCACGTTCCAGAGGGCAAGGAGCCGTCAAACTTCTTTGTCTGTGGGTGCTAGAGAAGGACCACGTAATGAGCTACGCATCTCTTGGCTTTGTGTTCTTTGTGGGAGGGGTGGCTGTTCTGGTGGGGTTCCTTAACGAGCTTGGGAGAGACAGATGAGGAAGGTTGCCTTGATGTACACGCTGATGTGCCTCGTGGTGTTTCACGGGTTCATCTTGGGGAGCAACATCCTAGCCTTCTTCATTGTCCCGTTCATGGAACCCTTTTACGTTTCCGTGCCGATAATGTCTCTTGTCCTTGTACTCACCTTCTCCAAGGTGATCGACTGCCCCCTCACTGCTGCGGAGAACCACCTGAGGAGAAAGCTGGGTATGAAGAGGATAGGGGGGTTCGCTGGGCACTATTTCATGAAGCCAATAAGGAGAAGACGTGGCAAAAAAGAAGGCAACTAAACGGAACTACCGCAAGGAGTACGACAACTTCGACTCCAAGCCGAGCGAGATCAAGAAGAGGTCTAACAGGAATAAGGCTCGGAGGAAGCTGAAGAAGGCTGGCGTGAAGGTTGCGGGTAAGGATGTCCACCACAAGGACGGGAACGCCAACAACAACAAGAAGTCAAACCTGACCACCAAGTCGCCCTCAAAGAACCGGTCGTTCGCTAGGACCAAGAAGGCTGGCAAGAAGAGAACGAGGGTGAGGGCTATGTCACATAAGGGGAGAAAGAAATGACGGACGACGAGAGGGCAATGGCACTTTATATGGCGTATCCACGCAAGGTTGCACGTGCAGCAGCCATAAAGGCCATAAAGAAGGCATTGCGTAAAGAGGGCTTTGAGTCCCTAATGGAGGCAGTGCTGGACTATTCAAGGGCTAGGGAGGGGCAAGACAAGCAGTTCACCCCTTACCCAGCCACGTGGTTCAATCAGGAGAGATGGGCTGACGACAGGGAAGAATGGGCACCCACAAGCCCAGATGTCCCGACCGAGGAAGCGTGGATGATGGTACGTGACGCCGTGAGGAGGCACGGGGTCATGGGCATGCCGGAGGCAAGAAGGGCCATGCCCGCCGATGTCGTCGACGCAGCGGAAGAGGTTGGGTGGAGAAACCTTTGCGACATGACGGAGTTCAACAGCGATAAGCTGAGGTATAACTTCCGAGTTGTGTACGAGAGGTCTGCCAATGGCTCTGGGAATCAAAACACTGAGAGAACACGAGAAGGCAATGACGGCGGCGTGGGAAACCTACTTCGCGTCCGTGCCGGGGACGCCAGAGTCCATTGAGTCTCTAAGGGTTGCCTCAACTTTCCCCCTTGCACCGGAGGGACGACGTGAAGCGGCCTGTGTACGAGAGCGCAAGCGACAGGAAAAAAGAACGGTCGTTCGCCCAGAAGATCGAGAAGGTGACTGGTTCTTTCCTGAAGAAGACCCCACCGTTCTACCACGTGGACTTCATGGGTCTGGAGAAGATCCGGAGCGGGGCGAAGCTGAAGTTTTTCGTGGAGGTGAAGCACAGGAAGATTGACCACAACAAGTACGACACCTACATGCTGTCACTGAAGAAGTGGATCAACATGAACCTCATACGAAGGTATGGGGGCCTCCCTGTGTTCTTGGCGATTCGATACCTCGATCTGGACCTGTGCCTCCCTGTAACGGATGAGGTGTTCCCAATCAGCTACATGGGGCGACTGGACAGGGGTGACGAGTCAGACATGGAACCGTGTATCATGGTGCCGATACCACGCCTGATGCCCATGGAGAGAATGAGGGATGGCTAGCGTAATAGCCATAGACCCCGGCAACAAGCTGTCTGCGTTCGCGGTGTTGGTTGACGGCGAGCCGGTGGACATCGGGATAAATGAAAACAAGAATGTCGCCGACTACCTGCTCTACGCGAAGCTGCTATGGCCTGACGTGGAGCTAGTAATAGAGATGATCGCTTGTTACGGTATGCCGGTTGGGGCCGAGGTGTTCGAGACGTGCGTGTGGATAGGGAGGTTCGCGGAACGGTGGGAAACCACGCACCCCCTGTCGGGTGTACAATACGTCTTCAGAAAAGACGTAAAGATGAACCTGTGCCACAGCATGAGGGCCAAGGACTCAAACATCCGCCAAGCCTTGATTGACAGATTCGGCGGCAAGGAGGCGGGGGTGGGAAACAAGCATAGCCCCGGCCCTCTCTACGGTGCAAAGAAGGACATCTGGTCTGCCATAGCCGTTGGGATCACATACTTGGACAGCGTGGAACATGGAAGACTTGGAGCGTCGAGTGATCCAGCTTGAAGAAAAGGTGAGGTCAGAGGTCGGGGACGACGGGTACGACGGTCAGGTCTGGCGTGTTGCGAACAGCCATACAGAGAGAATAGGCCGTCTGGAAGACATGCTGTGGAAGGACGGGGACAGCATCACCGCACAGATTCTCAAATTGAGAACAGAGCTTCGCACGATTGCCGTGTGTGTCAGCATACTCATCCCAATAATCTTCAAGGCCATTGATTCATGGTTAGGAAAAGCCTGATTGCCGCAGCACTCCTCGTGCTGTGCAGCATCTCGTTCTCGGATGAGCCTGAGCAGAAGCCTGAGTACTACAATGCCGTTGTGCGGATAGACGGTTGTAGCGGGGTGATCGTGCGGACTGGCCCAGAGGTGTCTGTTGGCGTGTCTGCCCAACATTGCACCGGCAAGGTGGGCGAGGTGGTGAGGTTCAGAAATCCTGATGGTAGTGGTGGCTACGCCAGATGGGTCGCGGAGGATGTCAGGACCGACTTGTCGCTGTTCAGGGTGTGGACCCGTGACACGAAGCGTGTGTCAGTGTCTGTTCAGGCGAACGGGGACAGGCCATCCAAGGAGTTCAGCGGGTGGGGATACCCACAGGGGAAGGGTCCCCACTGGAAGCGTTTGAAGTTCGACGGAAAGTTCAACATTACTGGGCTGGAGTCCCCGAGAAATCAGTTCGAGGTCAAGGATGGGGTGTTCAACAATGGGGACTCGGGGGGAGGGGTGTTCAACAATGGCAAGCTGTTCGGGATCACGTCGCACGGATCCAAGAACCACAAGCACCTCTTCGCCTGTACCAAGGAGCAGTTGAACGAGTT